AGTGATTCTGGTGAAACATTTGTATTTAATGATACTGCTGCAACATTTACTTTACCAGATTCTGGTGCTGGCGATTTAACTGGTGTATATTTTCATTTTATAGTACTTGATGATACTGCTGGAACAAAAAGAATACGATGTGCAGATTCAACTAATGAAGATTTAGTTGGTGGGGTTAGAGTTATTGATGTAGACGATGATTCTACTGTATCTTTTGCAGTTCAAGTTTCAGATACATTTCATCAAATAACATTTGACGGCACAACTACTGGTAGAGGTGGTAGTAAAGTAACCGTAACAAATATAGCGGCTGATAAATGGCATGTTGAAGGAACATTGTTATGTTCTGGAACACCTGCAACACCGTTCTCATAAATATTAACTTTTAAATTTTAAGTTATGCCATACGGAAAAGGAACATACGGAAGTAAAGTAGGGAGACCTAAAAAGAAAAAGAAAAAAGGTAGTAAGAAAAAGAAAAAATAAAACCGGCCCGGTGAAGGGCAATAACCAAAATGTTTAATTAAAAACCAAAACCATGACATTTTTTTATTCGACTAGAACGTGGAATAGTCAACCACAAATTTCCAAAGAAACCGTTGAATTTTGGAAGCATTTAGCTGACAAAAAGAACTGGAGAATAACCCAGTTACCAAACGGTTTTTACCAAACCGAGTACCAAAATCCGAAAGAGGAAGATACTTGGATTGATGTGACCAGAAGAGAAACCGTTGATGGAGCAGAAGCTGCTATTGATGGTTCAGTAGAACACTACGCTAAAAAAGTAGAGTTCATTGATGGTCCAAAAGTTATTAAAACTTTTGAATAGATTTATTAACTAAATTAAATTAAATTAAATGCAAAATCCACAAGAAATTGTGAAGGCTTTAAGTTTTGGCAGCGATGCTAAAGATAAAGTTTTCGCAGGGATAGATAAATTGACACAAGCTGTTAGCTCCACTCTTGGGGCTAGCGGTAAGTGCGTTATCTTAGAAGACTTCATGGGAAGACCCATGATTACAAAAGACGGTGTAACTGTAGCTAACTCAGTAAATTTAAGAGATCCTATAGAAAACATAGGGGCAACACTTATAAAAGAAGCAGCTAGAAAAACAGTTTCAGAAGCAGGAGATGGTACAACTACCGCTACTGTTTTAGCACATAGTCTATTAAAAGAAGCAAATAGTAAACAAACTAGCGAAAGTTTACGTAAAATAAAGGAAGATATTCAAAAAGCATGTGATAGTACTATTAGCTACCTTGAAAATATCGTAGTACCAGTTGAAGGTAATATGATTGATCAAGTAGCAACTATATCATCAAACAACGATAAAGAGCTTGGATCTATTATAGGTGAAGCTTTTAAGAAAGTTGGCAAAAATGGTACTGTAATGATGGATGCTGATGGTAAAACAGGTGAAACTATAGTTGAAGTAGTATCTGGATCTCAAATAAATCAAGGTTATGCTAATCAAAACTTTGTAACAGATACAGGTAAACAAACTGTAACATTAGAAAAGCCTTTAATTTTATTAGTTAGTTCACCAATAAGCATAGTAAGAAAAATACAAACTGTATTAGAATATGCTGTAACAAATAATAGACCAATACTTATTATAGGTGAATTAGAAAAACAACCAATGGCGGCATTGGTAATGAATAAAGTAAAAGGTAATATAAAAGCTAATGTTGTTGCACCTCCTGGTTTTAATTTCTGGAAAAAAGATTTTTTAAATGATTTAGCGGCAATTACAGGAGCAACACATATAAATGAAGAATATGGAGATGATGTAGATTTAATTACACCAGATATGCTTGGTGAATGTGAAAGAGCTATTTCAGATAGTAAATCTACAGTATTAAAAATAAAAGAAATACCAGAAGAAGCTAAAGAAAGAATTGCTGATATAGAAGAGCAATTAAAAAGTCTTGACCCTAGTTTAAGAACTGAAAAACTAGAAGAAAGATTAGCTATATTATCTGGGAATGTTGCAGTAATATCTATAGGGGCAAATTCTGATGTAGAATTAAAAGAAAAGAAAGATAGAGTTGACGATGCAATACATGCTACTAAAGCTGCAGTTAAAGAAGGTATTGTTCCAGGTGGCGGTATAGCTTTATTAAATGCTGCAAATAGCTTAAAAGAAAAAACTGATGGTACAGAGATATTTAAAGAAGCCTTAAAGTATCCATATAAAAAGATACTTGAAAATGCTGGTTTAGAATATGTACCACAAAAAGGGAAAGGTAAAGGAATAAATGTAATAACTGGTGAAACAGTTAATATGATTAAAGAAGGTATTATAGATCCTTTACTAGTAACTAAAAGCGCATTGAAAAATGCAGTATCTGTTGCTTCAACTATATTATCAACTGATTGTGTAATTAGTAATATGAGAGAAGAATGAGAGCAATAGGTGGATATTTAGTTATACGAGATATAAAAGAGAAACCAACTAAAACAAAAGGCGGTTTACTTCTCACAGATAAAATAAAAGAAGACATAAGATATAGACAAGGTCTTGTAAAAAGCGTAGGTGAATTAGTTCAAGGTGTAAAAGACAATGATAAAATTTACTATGATAAAAACGCTGGGTTCAAGATAGAAATTGATGAAGAGATATTTCTAGTAATAAAACAACAGGATGTTGTTATTGTCTTATGCGAAAATTAGAAGCTAAAGATCTTAGAAGCATAGGATTGTTAAAGCATTATCGCGTTATACGCAAATGGGCTTGTAAAACATATAAAATAAAAGATGCTGATCTCGAACTTCTAATTTACTTTGATTGTTTAGATTTATTTACTAGACAAGACTATTTAAATGGTGTTTATACTTACTCATGGGATAAGAATCGGTGGGAAAGATTGAGACGTGAAGGTTGGATAGAAACTTGGAGACATCGGAATAGAACAACAATTAAATATAGTATATACAAAACATCGTTTAAATGTAAACAACTTATAAGTAGAATATATAGAATGTTGTTAGGTACAGAAGATTTACCAACTAGTTTACGTAGAAATAAAATAATGGAAGGTAATTCTTATTCAGATAAAGTAATGATTAAGGCTATAAATTTAATCAACAAAGATAAAAATAGATAATAATAACAAAAAAAATTAAAAATGGCATACGGAGATATAACGGATAGTCCTGGGGCTTATAGAGCGCCTTCAAAAGGCGGTACTGAAACAGTAAGACACGCGGTTGTTTTAAAAGATTCTAGTACTATTGGTAGTGCTGCTATAGATTATACAAATAATTTACTTGATCTCGCTGATATTACTGCGGTTCAAGGGACTCATAATAGAGCAGGATTATATATAGGTACTGCTGGAAATGTTCTTGTAACGCTTTCTGGTGGTAATAGTATTATTGATTCAGGTTCAGATACAGCAGGTACTTCAAATAAATTAACTGATTCTACACAAAATTTTACTAGCACAGTGCAAGTAAGAGATGTTGTTGTAAATACAACAGATGGTACAGCTATGTTTGTTGCAGCTGTTGATAGCGACACAGTTCTTAGTTTAGTTAATAAGGATAATGCAACATCAGGCCCTAGTTCTGATATTATGGATAGCGGTGAAAAATATGAAATACATAGACCAGTGCTTTTTCAAAATGTTGCAGCTGGTTCTATACTACCTATTGAAGTAGATAGAGTATGGGCTTTGGCAACTACTACTACTGACATAATGTTACTTTACTAGGTCATGCCTAAGTTAGGAATAAAAACTAGTGCAACATGGATATATCCTACATCTGTAGTAATAGGTGGGGATATGGAAATAATTGGTGTTCCACTTTTAGCTGATCGTACATACGATCCCTTCGCAGATAGTACACTATTTACTGCAGATGCAACAAAAATGTAAAAAAAATAAATAAATGGCTTTACAATCTATAAATATAGGTTCAAGTGCCAATGATGGAACTGGCTCTACGCTCAGGGCCGCATTCGACATTTGCAACGACAACTTCTCAGAACTTTACAGTGGTTCAACCACAGCTTTAGCTTTTA